CATGAGATCAGATCCTCGCGGTGAGCGCGCGCGTCGAGCGGCGGAGCCATCGGCGGATCACGAGCTCGGCGCGCGGGAAGGTCTTGAACCGCTTCGTCGATATGTCGCGGTAGGTCCTGGCGGTCTCGAGGACGTCGACCTTGTCGCGTGTGCTCGTGACCTCCCGGCCCGTCTCGTCGATCGCCGGCGTCGGCGCGAGGACGGCCTGGGCCGCCTCGAAGGCGTACTCGATCGAGGCGTTGCCGACCTCCTCCGGGATCTCGTCGGCCGGGACCAGGAGGCCGAGCTCGTCGAAGACATCGTTCCGCGGCCACTCGAGCCGCTGGGTCGAGGAGAACTTCTCGCCGACGTAGCGGTTCCGATAGGTCTGATCCAGATAGTCGGCGCCCTGGATGAGGGCCGCGCTCCGCTCCTTCGAGGAGCTGGTCCGCCAGGCCGTCTTCCGGTCGGTGTTCTCGAGGTACTGATCCGCGTCGGCCAGGTCGGCGTAGACGTTCGCGTCGACCAGGCCGGTCCCGTCTTCCTTCGTGAGGGTGATCGCCATGTCGCGCTCCTACGTCTTCGTGATGTCTTGCTGGAACTTATACTCGTTTTTCGCGATTGTTAGTATCTTCCCGGCCGCGTCGGTTTGCTGGATGTCGTAGAAGTAGTCGTCGGGAACCTGGTCGGCATCGCCGGCGGACCAGGGGAACTCGACCTCGCCGCCGGGCGCGTCGATGATCGTCCCGTTGATCGTCACGAGCTCGGTCCCGATCGGCGGACCTGGATCCGGATCCTGTTCGGTGTTGACCGTGAGCTTGAACGAGAAGCTCGTGATGTCGAGCGGAAGCGTCGGGTCGTCCGGATCCTTGACGAAGATCTTGTCGGGCGCGGTGTCGCCGCGCTTGCGGGCGATGCACACGCCAGCGAGATCGGTATCACATGAGGCCATTGTCGTCTCCTACTGGGTCGAGTTGAGCCGCCCGGCGATGAGATCCTGGAGGCTATTGAGCCGCCCGATGTCGAGATCCTGGAGGCTGTTAAGTTGTCCGGCCTCGAGATCCTGGCGGGTGTTCTCGAGGAAGTTTATCAAGGTCTGGATCGAGTTGGGGATCCGGACCGCGCCCTGGTCGAAGATGATCCCGTCGAGCGTGAGGGCGAGATTGATGAGACCAGCCAGGTCGCCGACTCCGCGGAGCGCGCCGCTCGGGAGGAGGGTGAGCTGGGCGGATCCGGCGAGTTGACCCAGGCCGACCGCGGTCCCGGTCGGGGTGAGCGTGAGCGGGATCGTGCCGGCGATGCCACTGATCCCCGCGATCGTTCCGCTCGGGTCGATGAGGAGGTCGATCGTGCCGGCGAGGTCGCCAGGTGAGACCAGGCGCCCGGTCGCGGTCAAGACCAGGGCCGCGGATCCAGCGAGAACGCCTTCGGCGACGATCGTCCCGGTCGGGGTGATCGTCATCGTTAAGCCGCCGGAGAGCCGGCCGGTCGCGTTGAGATCGGCCGCCGCGGTCAAGGCGAGCGCGATCGTGCCGGCGAGCGGTCCTATCGCTCGGAGGTCGCCCGTCGGGCTTATGACGAGCGCCAGGGAGCCCGCCAGGGCGCCGAGCCCTTCGAGGCTTCCCGAGGGGATGAGCTGGAGCGGGATCGTCCCAGCGAGGCCTCCTACGGCCTCGAGGGCGCCGGTCGGGGTGATGACCAGGGCCGAGGATCCGATGAGCTGGCCGAGGGCCGTGAGGGTCGCCGCGGGGAGGAGCGCCATGTCGATCGAGCCGATGAGCTCGCCCTGGGCCCCGAGACTTCCCGAAGGCGCGAGAACCAGGTCCAGGCCGCCCAGGAGCTCGCCCAGGGCGACCAGGTCGCCGGCGAGGGTGATCGTCAAGGCCAGGCTCCCCAGGAGGCCTCCGGTCGCCTGGAGCGTTCCCGAAGGCGTGATCGTGATCGAGGCGGCGCCAGCCAGGGCGCCCAGGGCCGAGAGCGTTCCGGTCGCCGTCAAGACGAGCGGGATGACGCCGGCCAGGTTCCCGCCGACCGCCTGGAGGTTCCCCGTCGGCGTCAAGACGAGCGCCAGGTCGCCTATGAGCTCGCCAGTCGCGCGAATTGTCGCGGCCGGCGTGATGATGAGGCCGATCGTCCCGGCGATGGCTCCGGTCGCCTGGAGGGTCGCGAGCGGCGTGAGGACCAGGTTCGCGGATCCGGCGAGGGCTCCGGTCGCCCGGATCGTGGCCGCTGGAAGAAGCGAGAGCGCCGAGGAGCCGGTGAGAGCTCCGGTCGCCCGGAGATCCGCCGCCGCGTCGAGCGCGAGATCGGAAGAGCCGGCGAGCGCGGCCTTCCCGGCGAGGTCGGCCGCCAGGTCGAGAACCAGATCCGCCGATCCGCCGAGCTCGCCCTTCGCCTGGATCGTGGCCGCCGGCGTGAGCTCGAGGTCCGAGGAGCCGGCGAGCTCGCCCTGGGCCTGGATCGTCGCGGCCGGGGTGAGCGTGAGATCGGAAGAGCCGGCGAGCTGGGCCTTGCCCTGGATCGTGGCCGCCGGCGTGAGCGTGAGATCGGAAGAGCCGGCGAGCTCGGCCTTCGCCTGGGCGGTCCCCGCGGCGTCGAGAACCAGATCCGCGGATCCGGCGAGCTCGCCCTGGGCTTGAATCGTTGCCGCTGGCGTGAGATCGAGATCCGCCGAGCCGGCGAGCTCGCCGATCCCGTTGAGGTCGGCGGTCGGCGTGAGCGTCAAGGGGATCGAGCCGGCGATCGGATCGTTCCCTCCGACGATGTCGATGACCTGGAAGGTCCGCTCGCGCCTGGTCGATGTCTCGCCGGCCGCGCCTCGTGTTTGCCACTGGAGCGCGAAGGTCGTCGCTCCGCTCTCGCCGGTGACGGCCCGGATCATGGCGGCATTGTTCGCGCGGTCCTCAAGGGTTTCCAGGTCGTCCGCGTAGACGGTCATCTCGGCCCCTTCCTGGATCCCGCCGATGGCGAGGCGATTGTCCCAGGTCGTGTCAGTTCCTCCCTTCGGCGTGACCATGCCGAGCGTGAGCGCGATCGAGTTGACCGAGTCGATCGAAGGCGTCCCGCTCATCCCTGGCATATCGGCATAACTTCCCGGCGACGTGTTGTTCGTGAGCGAGGACAAGTCGACCAGGAGATCCGCGTCGGCCGTGATCTCGACGACCTGGAAGGTCCGCGGCTTGAAGGTGTCCATGACGGGCGAGCCGGTGAGGGCGATCCACTGGATCGAGAACGCATGGGACGCCGCGGAGACGCCAGTCTCGGCCCAGGCCATCGTCACGCCCGTCAATTCGTCGATGTTGTCGATCGTCTGAGCCGAGCGCGGCCCGTCTCGAGCCCCGTCGATCGCGAACCGATGCTCGGCGACCTGGTCGGAGCTATTGTCTTCGCATTGGGAGCCGTGGATGAAGAGCAAGATCGAGCCGGCCGTCGGCGTTGCGTTCGCCGAGAGGTCCACCATGTTCGCGAAGCTGCCCGGCGCGGAGTTCGCCACCATCGTCTCGAGGTCGACCAGGATCTCCGCGCCGCTGGCGAACTCGATGATCTGGAAGGTCCGGACGTATGCGGTGTCGATCGCCGTCGCCGCCCCTGATCGGTTCTCGCCCTGGACCGCGAAGGTGTGACTCCCGGCCGAGAGTCCGGTGAGCGCGTGGATCAGGGTCCGCCCGTCGCCTTCGTCCGTCCCGTCGGAGTAGCTTGTGATGGCGGGACCGACACGGCTCCCGCCTTCGGTGAAGCGATAGTCGGCCGAGGCGTCGCCGCTCGGGAATACAGGATTCAACGACATCATGAGAAGGACGACCGAGTCCGGCCCGGCGATGTCGACCGTGTCGCTCATGCCGGCGATGTCCGCCCAGGACCCCGTCAAGGTGTGCGAGGTCGTGAGACTGAGATCGGTGAGGAGGTTCGCCACGAGGAGGCCCGCGGCTTAGAACGCCGACTTCCGGGCCTCGCGGATCACCACGCGGGAGAGTGTCTTGAGGAAGTTCTGGCGCTGGGTGTTCGTGAAGGTGTCCCAGTTCGGGAAGTTCGCCTCGAGCGCGTCGAGGTCGGTCTGGTCCTGGTTGAGCCGGTCCTGGCTGGCGGTGTGATCGGTCGAGACATGATTCGCGAGGAGCGTGTCGAGGGCCGCGGCTTCTCCTACGGTGAGGGCGGTCGTGAAGACGAAGCGGATCTCGCCAGGCTGGGCGATGTCCTGGGTGTTCGCGACCTTGTCCTCGGCGACGACTCTCGGGCCTGGCGCTGGCGTTCCGCGGAACTTCCCCAGGCGGACGAAGCCGGCGAGGAAGAGCGACTCGAACGGGAGCGGCGCGGCGACGAGCTGTTCGATCAGGAGGTCGCGGTTGTAATCCTTGAGAGTTGTCCGGACTTCGTCGGCCATTGTTTCACCTTATGCCGAGCCGATCGTTCTCGGCCGCGTCGGTCAATATGCCGGCGAATCGGTGAGTCTTCGACGTGTCGCCGGCCCAGCGTTTTGCCTGGCGTCCGCCGGCCCGGATCCAGCCGGCGATCGTGAGCGCGGCCGGAGCTTCCCAGCGCGCGATCACGGCCTTCAAGCGGACGTAAACGAGCGGCCCTTCATGCCAGACGTCCCAGGGCTTGCCATTGTCTCGGGCTTCGGCGTTGCCGATCGGCCGGAGGTTCGCCTCGTCCGCCTTCCGCTTGAGCGCGAACCGTTCCTTCGGAGTCGCGCCGGCGATCCTGGCGGCGACGCCGCCGTGGAGTCTCATCCGCTGGGCGATCTGGAAGGCCAGCGTGTAGGACATCCGCGCCCTCATCTTGCCGACGCGGAGGACGACGATGTCGTCATCGGCATCGACTGAGACGCCGGTCCGCTCGAAGAGCTCGCTCACGCTACTCGGTCGCGACTTCGGCTTCCGCCGCGGCCTGGGCTGGAGCGGCTCCGCTTTTGAGGACCGCGCCCATGATGGCCTTCGCCTTCTTCGAGCCGCGAGCGCCAGCGAGGACGGCTTCGCGGATCCCGTCATGGTGAGCTTTCCAGTCCGGGTTATCTTCGAGGTCGGCTTCGTTCCGGGTCTCGAGGTAGTGTATCTCCGCGAGGCGGCGCTTCCCTTCCTTGTCGTATTTTGCGACCAGGTCGGTGTCCTTCGCGTCTTCCGCTCGTGCCGTGACAAGCTCGAGGCGGCCCAGGCGGAGCTCGAGCCGGGCCTGGCGTCGGACGTTCTTCAAAAATGTGGCGAGTTGCATGATGTAGATCCTTGAATTATTTCCGGTTAGTCGAAGGAGACGTCGAGGTCTCCGCTGGCGAACTCGGGCGTGATGCCGACGCTCACGGCCAGCGAGGCGGCCAGGGCGCCAACCATGTCGAGGAAGCCGGCGCCGCTCACGGCGAAGCCGAGCCCGAAGTGGGTGAGCGTGTCGGATCCGGCCGACGCCTGGGCGTAAGTGATCGGCGAGTCGTTGTCGACCACGCCGGCCGCGACGGTCCAGCCGGCCGCCGACCTGGCGACGCCGATCCGGGCGTAGGGTGTATAGGTCGCCTCGTTCGTGGTCTGGTCTGAGACCGACTCCGCGGGGAGCGCGGTCATGAGGCTCGTGAAGAAGCTCCCGGCTCCGGCCGAAGGCTGGAGTCCGGCGGCGTCGCCGAGGTTCGGGAGGGCGAGATTGATGAACAAGTGCTCGAGGTTGTCGTCCTCGAAGAAGTCCTGGGCTGACATTATGAGCTCCTGGTTGTTGGCATGGTGGAGCCCTCACGGCTTCGGCCTGGGTGATTATTGCATGGGATCCCGATCATGTGAACGTCGCCGTCCCGATCTGGATGAGCTGAGACTTCGGTCCGCGGAAGTAGACGATCACCGTCCCAGCCGGCGCTCCGATCGCGCGGGTGATCCGGATCGCGTGAGCTTCGCGGAAGACGTGGCGGATGTTCACGCGACCGCCTGAGATCCCGGCCTCGGCCGAGACATAGTCGATCGACTGGGTGACGTCGAGGACACCGAGATCGCCGGCCAGGGTCGCCGCGTTGATCTCGAGGGCGATCTCCGCCGAGGCGGGAAGCGTGAGCACGTTCGCCGAGGATCCGCCAGCCGCGACCGCTCCGAAGTCGAAGGGAGCGGAGAGCGTGACGTCGATCGTGAGGAGATCGTTCCCTCCGCCGGTCTGGGCGACGGTAGCCGCGCCAGCGCCAGGCGAGACCGTGTAGGCTCCCGCGATCTGGATCGCGACCACGGTGACGGCGCCCGCAATTTCCGAGACGACATAGCCGCGGCCCTGGATCGAGAAGGTTCCGCCGGTGATGAGGAACTCGTCCCCGACGCTATAGCCGCCGCCGCCGACATTGACGGCGAGGTCGATGATCCGGAAGGGTCCGGGCTCGAAGCCCGCGATGTCGAAGTCCTTCTGGTCCTGTTTTGTTCGGCGCCTCTCACGGGCGAACCAGTTCCGCGCGCTTGCGGCGCGGGGCCCCGTCGGCGTTGCCATGATCTACTCCGCTGCATTGGAGGACGCCGCTCCTGGAGCCGCGTCGCCGTCGGGCTTCGCCGCGGTGATCGGCGTCCTGGTCGGTCGCTTCATGCCGCGGGCCCGTTGCGTGGCGAACGCCGCGTCGATCGGTGACTTGCCGGCGGCCTTGAGGATCGCCTTGATCCGTTCGGGTGAGCTCGCCCTGGTTCGGCGGATCTCCTTCTGGCTCAAGACATAGCCGCGGACCGCGGTGACGTGATGATCGGAGGCGGCCAGGTGAGGATTGAGCAACAAGGACAAGCGTCGAAGCTCATCGCGGCATAGTTCCGCCGCCGCCAGGGTCTCCTCGAGCTCGGCCTGGACGTCCGCCATCTTGCCGCGGAGCTCTTCCTTCTCGGCCTGGATCTTCTGGTCTTCTTCGCTCGGATCCGGAGGCCTGGGAGCGTCGGCGATCGCCTTCTTCCGCCTGGTCTTGTCGGCGGTCTTCTTCTCCTCCTGGGCGGCCTTTACCGGCGGCGCGATCGTCTTAGCTGGCGGCTCGGCTTCCGGCTTGGGATCCGCCGCTGGAGATTCGGACGGCGGCGCCGCCGGCTCGGGTTCTGGTTCGGGGTCGGCCGTGGGCGGATCCGGAACGGTCTCGGGCGCCGGCGTCTCCTCGATGGCCGCGAGCTCTTCGGCGAGCTCCTCGGTCGTCGGTGTGGCCTCGGTCGGGTCCTGGCCTTCGGTCTTGTCGTCGTCTTGCATGAGTCGGGACTCCTACGGGTTGAAAGGGGAGCCGGCCCTCACGGCCGGCCTCCGACACGGTGATGACTTAGAACTCGGTTGTCACAAGCCGCGCGGCCTTGATTTGCTTCCGCTCGGGGAAGGTGCGGGCCCAGTTGTTCACGCCGTCGGCGATCTCGACGTTCGTCGGTCCGCCGTCCGGGTTCGCTACGGATCCGGCCAGGAAGTTATAGCCGACCGGATGCATGGACCATTCGATCCGCGAGAAGAGCTCCTCGCCGCCGCCGCCGTTGCCCTGGGAGGGCTCGCGCTCGACTTCGGCCGGGACCTTCGGATTGCCGACGCCCCAGCGTGAGGCCATCGCGCCGAAGATCCAGGTGTCGAAGACGCCCGCGGCGTTCGGCATCGTGTCGTCCACGATCACACGCCGGCCGAGGAACGTCGGGACGTCCTGGGCGAGCGCGTTCGAGGAGTCGGGGATGAAGTCGATCAGGTTGTTCTTCTGGGCCTTCGAGAAGACGATCGAGTGCATCATGACGGCCACGAAGTCGCCCTGGCTATCGCCGGCGGTCGTGATCGCGTCGATGAAGGCCTCGGCCGAGAAGTCGGTGACGCCTGGGGTGAACGCGCCCGATATGTCGACCGTGAGGTCGTCCTGGGCGGCGTTGTTCGTGATGCCGGCGCGCGGGTCGTCGTTCGGGGCGACCTGGGCGTTGTCGGCGAAGATGCCGGTCCAGGTCGAGACGAACACGGCCTGGAGACGTCTCCGCCAGTAGGCCGCCACGTTCGAGGCGATTGAGTTCGCGGGATCATCGCCGGCCAGGGCCGCGGCCAGGTCCATCGTCTTCCAGGACTGGTTCCGCGACAATCGGGTCGCGATCTCCTGGTTCGACTGGATCTTCGCCGGCGTTGCGATCGTCGCCGGGTTGTCGCTCGAGACTCGGTCGTCGAGGACGTTCGAGTCGTCGTCGTTGTCTCGCCACGAGGGCGCGTTGAAAGTTGTCCCGCCGCCCGCCAGGAAGCCGTCCAGGGCCGGGTCGCGTACTACGACGCCGGAGTCGACGAGGGCGGTCTTCTGTTCTGTGAGGGTTCGGACGTAAGGGGCGAAAATTGCCGGAACTACTACATCGGCGACTCGTACTTCGGCCATGAGGGTCTCCTAATTTCCAAAATAAGCCGAGCCCTCACGGCCTGGCGGGTTGTTTACGTGAGCGAGTCTACCTTACTGGAACGACCGCGCCCAGTTCTACGCCGACGGCCTTCATGAGCCGCTCGGCTTCGATCTTGTTTGCCGTGTAGAGCTTGCCCTGGTTCGTGAGGTTCCAGCCGGCCTTCGACCAGGGGTTATCCTTGCCCAGCTCCCCGCCGGCTCCAGGCCCTCCCGGCCCGTCACCGTCGGCTCCCGCGCCCTTCGAGGCCGGCCAAAACATCCGGAACGACTTGTCGCGAGCGATCGCGGCGAAGTAGTCGTCGGGCTTCTGGTTCGGACTCACGCCGGGCCCGGCTTCGAGCTTCGTCACGACGCTCCCGTCCTGGGCGATCTCGAAGTCCGGCTCGATGAGCGAGACGAGGTTCCCGACTCCCTCCGGCGTCGCGCCGGCGGAGTTGGCGGCCTGGGTGAGCTTGTTTCTTATCGTTGTGTCGCGGCTCTTCCCCAGGGCGTCGTCTCGTTCTGTTTTGAGCTTTTTGTTGTCGGACGTGAGGCTGGCGACGTTCCGCTCCAGGTCATGAAGACGCGCGGAGACGTCTCCCGAGATCTGGTCGTCGCCTTTCCCGTTCGGCTTGCCGTCAGGCTTCACGCCTGGGGCGAGCTTTTTGAGACCGGCCTCGATGAGCTCGGCGACATCGTCGCGCGTGAGACCGGCGTCGTTCTTCCTCGCGAAGTCGGCGCCGGCATCGGTGAACCGCTTCTTCAAAGCGGTCGCGTAGTTGTCGAAGTCTTGCTGGGTCTTCATGCCTGGGACGTCCAGGACGAAGACGCCGTCGGTCTCGACGTAGTGATCCTTGAGTCCTTCGGGGATCTTCGTGGCGTCTGATAGAACGGCTTCGAGTGTCATCGGGGTCTGGCTCCTCTCACGAGAGCATCGGCTCGACGCCGATCATATGCCCGGCGTTATGTAAAGTCTACAGGGCCGGGATCGAGGCGTCGGCGCCAGGCGGCGCGGGAAGGTTCGCCCGAGAGAAGCGTCCCGGATCCTGGTCGTAGAGCTGGCGAAGCGTGAGGCGTTGCCCGGAGTTGTCGACGAAGCCCTTGAGGTCGATCTCGCCGGCGCGGAAGAGCCGGCCACGAGTCGGGCCGAGGACCTCGTTCTGGAAGCTCGCCGGGCGAGCTCGGAGGAACTCCTGGTATGTCGTCTCGGCGGGAACGCGGCCGACGAGCTTATCGACGGCGCGCGCCCTGGCCGGGCCGCGAAGACCGCGGAGTTGTTTCGGCGTCGTGGCGACGAAGGGGCGCTTCCCGAGCTTGCGCCCGTCGACGACCGGGGCGCGGATCGACCGACAATTCAGGTGCAAGGGCGGGATCGGTCCCTCGCCGACCTTGAAGACATCGCCGTCGAGCGACTGGCAGATCGGCGTGGTCCTCGAGTCCAGGGTCGCCACGTAGACCTCGCGCGATATGACGCGGGCGTTCCGCTTGTAGAGGGCCTGGCGGGTCGCGTTCGAGATCGCCGAGACGGCCGTGGCGGCGAGCGTCTGAGCTCCGCGCCGGGTGATCTCGCGCGTCCCGTCCGCGCCGCCCAGGGCGCCAGTCCCGAAGATGCGCCGGCCGATCTGGGTCGGGCTCTCGTTGAAGACGAGACCCTGGCGGATCTGGTCCATCATGCGCCGGCGATCGCCGACCTCGTAGGTCCGGAGCCAGTCGCGGAGGATCCGGTTCTGGAAGGGCCGAGCCATGACGATCCCGCGGAGCTCGCGGGTCGAGGGGAGGACGGCCTCGAAGAGGACCGGGAGCGAATCGGAGAGGAGGCCCTGGATGAAGAGCGTCTCGCCGGCGGCCAGGCCGACGAGTTCCTTCCGGACCAGGTCGTTGATCTCGGCGAAGGTCGAGCGATTGATCCGGGCGATGAGCGCGGCCGTCTTTATCATCCGCTTTGTCGTGGCCGGCCCAGGATCCCAGCCGAGAGAGGCGATCCGCTCGAGGCGCTTCCGGATCGCGGTCCGGAGCTCGGGCTCGGCTCGCGCCAGGAGCCGGCGGATCCTGGACGACATCCCCTCACCGAAGCGGAGGAGCTGGATCTGGTGAGCGATGAGCTGGTCCTGGATCGCGTCGTTCGAGGTATGAGCCACGGCCTACTCTTCCTCGTCGCCCTGGGGCGGTCCTCCTGGGCCGGGTTCATCCCCGCGGGCTGGCTCGCCGCCGCCGGCCGCGTCGATCGCCGCCTGGCGAGCTGCGATCATTGCCGGGTTGTTGATGTCGCCCGGAGGTCCGCCCGGAGGCGCGCCTTCTTCGCCGTCGATGAAGGCATCGCCGCCGGTGTCAAAGGCGTCCATGTTGGCCTCCTCCTCGATCGCCTCGAGCTCCTCCTCGAAGGTGAGCTCGGTGAAGTCCTTCTGGCGGAGCCAGTTGTGGATCGACTTCCAGGAGAGCGGGACCTTCGACTTCTTCGCCGTGGCGAAGGCGATGAGATCGGCGGGGTCCTGGGTTTCGGTGATGAAGTCCAGGTTCGGCTCGACCTTGACCTCCTCGGGATCCGCGCCGACCCAGATCGCGGCCTGGCGGAGGGCGGTCTCGAGCCCGGTCGCCGAGGTCATGGCGATCGTCTGGAGCGTGGCGGTCCTGGCGGCGACTCGGATCCGGAGCGTCTCGGCGGCCTCGGCGCCGGCGCCGCTCGAGAGGAGCTTGATCCCCTCCTCGCCGGCGCGCTTGTAGTCGTCCTCGAGACTGGTCCGTTGTTCGGGGAGCGCCTGGGAGTCGGGCCCGATGAACTTCGCGTCGGCCTCCGGGTCCGGGAGGTTGAGGTAGGCGCCGGAGCCGATGATCGGCTTGTCGTCCGCGCTCGGATTCGCGTCGGGGTCGGCCGAGGCGAGGTCGTAGCCGGTGATGACGAGCGTGTCCTGGCCGGCCATGAAGAGCGCGCTCCGATGATCGGCTTCGCCGCGGTATATGGCGAGCGCCAGGTTCGCCAGGTTGATGAGCGGGACGTCGGCCGGCTGGGTCGCGAGGTCGGTCGTGTTGATGAAGACGAAGGGGATCTCCTCGAGGGTCTTCCCGCGGATCATCGGCGTGATCGCTTCCTGGAGCGCGCCGTCGCGTTCGACCTGGGTCGTGTAGACGTTCGAGTCCGCGTCGCCCAGGGTGAGCGAGCGGAAGCGCGGGACCAGGTTCCACGTGAAACGGTTCCCGGTGTCGCGCTCGTAGCGCGTCTCGTCGAGGACCGTCATGAGAAGCCGGCGGACCGCCTGGCTCCGCTTGTTGTCGTCTTGTTGCTTGATGTCGTTCGTGATCGTGAGGTCGTCCCAGTTGAGGACCTGGGGCGCCGGATAGCGGACGATGAGCGGGAGGTCCCGGTCTGGATCCACGTCCAGGAGGAGGCCCAGGCGTCCGTAGAGGAGCTGGTTGAGGTGGATCTGGACGAGGAGATCGTTGAGCGACTCGCCCTTCGGCGTGGCGAGCTCCCTCATGTCCTCGAGCGCCTCGGGGAGCTCGATGTTCGCCGGCTCGCGGTCGAGGATCCCGGTGAGGGCCCGGACGGTCTCCTTCACGAGATCCGGGAAGAAGGCCCGGACGATATACGCGGTGTAGAGCTCCAGGCCTTCGCCGTCGAGCGCGTTCGGCTTCGAGCTCAAGGCCCTCATCCCGGAGGTCTCCGGGAGGTATTGGTTCGTCTTGCTTTTGATGTGGCGCTGGCCTTCGTTCGTGTCGAACATGACGACCCAGTCGGGCCGCCTGGCCTGGAAGTCGGGGTGAGGGTCGGAGACGTTCGAGCCGCCGGATCCGGATGACTCGGGCGTCGTGGTGATCCCAGGCTGGAGGGGTGCGGTCGGGTTCGCGAGTATTAAGGCCATGCTATGAGGCTCCTCTGATAGCGCCAGATTTAGGTCGACCTGGTTGTCTCACGGCTCGATGATAGGCTCGAGAGAAGGCGTCGATCTGGTCCTTGAACGTCGAGCCGGGGAAGGCCTGGGCCTCATCCAAGAACACGCCGTTCCAGGCTCCGCGGACGAGATACACTCGACCGCCTTCGACTTGTGACGCCGGAGCTTCGGCTCGGACTTCCTTGTCGCCGCTCTCGGGCGAGTAGAAGATCCGATGGCGGGGAAAGTCGGCGATGATGTCCTCCGCCTGGGCCTTGCCCGCCTGGCCGGGGTCCTGCGGAAAGTCGATTATCACGCCCTTCCCGTCCTGGTCGCCGGTCGTTCTCATTGTTGTCCGGACCTTAAATGGCGAGCCGCGAAGACGAACCACGTCCTCGATATAGATGTTCCGCTTTACATAACGTAAACGCAAGCCGACGGTCCAGGAGGCGCGCTTCGCGTTGACGGCCTGGGCATCGGTCGCCGCCAGGTCCCAGCCGCGGACCACGGTCCCGCCCTTCGGGACCTCGCTCGCGTCGATCATCCGGAAGTCGTCGCGCTTGAACATCGAGCCCTCGCGCGGGTGCGGTCGTTGCTGGAGCTGGCCGGCGGTCCCGTATGCGGTGAGGCCGGTCTCGAGCTCGAGGATCCGGTTCTCGGGGAAGAGCTCGGGGAAGAGGAGCTCGCCTTCGGTCTTGCGCCAGTCGAAGAGACACGGGTGAGGGTGATCGGTGTCGAACCTGGCGGGGAGACACAAGTGGGTCCAGAGCTCGCCCTCCTCATCCAGGAAGACGCCGGTGAGATCGAGCGGGTGTAGCCGTTGCATGATGATGACGACGGCGCCGGTCTTCGAGCGGACCCTGGTCGGGAGCGCGAGGCGGATCTTCCGGACGATCTCATCGCGGACCGAGTCGCTCTCGGCTTGCTCGATGTTGTGAGGATCGTCGAAGACCACGATGTCGCCGCCTTCTCCCATGATGCCGGCGACCGCGCTCGAGAACCTGTAGCCGCCCTGGGTGTTCGCGAAGCGGCTCTTCGTGTCCTGGCCGGTCCGGAGGAGGGCCCAGCCGCCAGGCCGGCCCAGGAGAAGGTCCTGATAGAACGGCGAGCGGATGAGATCTCGAGAGCGGTCGGCGTCGCGAAGCGCCAGGTCGCCACGGTAGGACGTGAAGGCGAAGCGGACCTCGGGCCGGACGAGCCAGGCCCAGGCCGGCCAGAAGACCGACACGGTGAGGCTCTTCATGTGGCCGGGCGGGACGTTGATGATGAGCCGGCGGATCCGGCCGGCGAGGACTTGCTCGAGGATCCAGCACAAGGTCCGCGTGTAGCGGCCGAAGACGCCCTGGACCGGATCGACCCACGGCCACGCCTGGACGATGAAGTCGTGAAGCCCGAGGCCTCGGCGGGCCCGTTCGGATCTAATCCTGGCGAGGGCTCGCGAGCTCATCGACGCCGGCCTTCACGAGGATCCGCTCGAGATCCGCGAGCTCGTGATCCTCGAGGAGCGTGAGGTCCGCCGTCTCCGGGATGAGGAGATCGCCCAGGGCTTCGTCGCCGCGGCCTGGTTTGAACTCCTGGAAATATCCGGCGATCAGGATCGAGAGGATCCGGTCCGAGGGCGGCTTGATGTGGAGGTTGTTCTTCGTGTCGGTGTATTCGCTCCAGGTCGTCGCGCGCTTCCAGCCCTCGCCGACCAGGAGCTCACGGCCTTCGGTCATGGCCTCCCTCATCGACTCGCGGAAGCTGGCGTTCTTCTGGGCGAAGGCGTAGACGGTCGAGCGGCTCCAGCCGATCCGCCTGGCGGAGAGCGAGACGTTCCCGGTGTGGCGGAGGGTCCGGAGGAAGTCGACCAGGTTCTCGGGGAGGAGCGAACGGTGTCCGGGCTTCGCGCGCTCGCGCGCGGGATCATGTCCTGGGGGCGTCTGGTTGTCGGTCTCGGCCATCACGGCCTCCTGTTCGTCTCACACGATGCGGGTCCGATCGTACACGTCCCAGGAGCCGCGGACGAGCGCGGCGATGTCGAGCGGGAGCTCCAGGATGTCCAGGTAGTCGTCGGCGATGATGATCGCGCCATAGAACGACCAGATCTTCGTCGAGGCCGAGTTCCAGACGTGAGAGTCGTCGCGGTCCCGATAGACGGCATCGACCAGGGCCTTCTCGAGGTTGTCCTTGTCGGGCTTCCCCAGGTGCGGATGACCGACGTGTTCGCGCTTCTTCTTCTCCGACCAGGACGGCCAGACCGGGATCAGGAAGACGGCGTGGAAGAAGTCCTCGGGGAGCTCCTGGATCTGATAGGCGACCTGGTCGCGGAAGGCGCGATAGTTGAGGACCGCCTTCGACGGCTTGAACTTATCGCGCCGCGATTGTCTGGGCGCCGGCGTCGGCGTGACGTCGAGGACCTGGATCCGGTCGCTCAATTATGTCGCCGACTTCCCCGCCTCGCTGGCTTCTTCGTGGGCCGCTTCGGTCGCCGATCCCGGCATGGGTTCCTTCTCTTCGCCATAGTTCAATCGCTCCAGGTGCTCGAGGCGCTCGGCCTCGTTGTTGAAAAAGATCAGGCCCTCGACCGAGTCGAGCTCGTAGAGGGCGGCGGCCTTCTCGCCTTTCGCCACGTGGTCGATCGCGTTCCAGATATGGGCGAGGGCGTGTTGAAGTTCTGAGTCGTCCTTGATGCTCATGGATCGAAGCCGGGCCCGAAGATGAAGCCCGCGATCGAGCCGGCGAAGATGATCCCGATCCAGATCAGGAGCGCGACGCCGATGATGATCGCGAGCTTCTTCGGTGTCATTACTTCCCGGTGAGCTCCTTCACCTTATTGATGATCCAGACGCCGATCCGCGCGCTCGGCGGATAGAGTTGAACCAGGACGAGACCGACGGCGACGCCGATCACGAGGGTCGTGAGGCTGAGTCCGAATAACATGGGCTTCTCCTACCGTTGAAAAACAAATAAGACGACGGCGACCAGGGTGATCGCCAGCGCGGCATAGGTCACACGTCGACGAGCTGCCCTCCGGTCGCCGCCTGGGGAGGGCTGAGATCTAAAGATACGCCGACCCAGGCGGGGAAGGTTGCCGGGTCGCTCATGTTGCCGGCTTCGTCGACCTGGACGACCGCGAAGTCGAACGTCCCCTCGATCTCGGGGATCTCGATCTCCGGCTCCAGGCTCTTCCCGAACGGGTCGACCGAGCCCGCGTCGATCGACGCCAGCCAGACATCGACGTCGGCCGCGGCGTCTCGTTGATACCAGTCCCAGGAGTCGGCCGCGGGGTCCGGGTTCACGGTGAGCTTCTTCGACTTAATTCTCGACATGATGTTCTCCTATTCGATCCCGCCGCCGGTCGCCGGGGCGAGCTTGATGAGCATCACGAAGCCGCGAGGATACACGAGCGGGTCGGTGTATGTCGGATCTGGGCTCGACGCGATGATCGAGCACAAGATGAGCCCGCGGCTCGGATGTTGTTCGGCTTCTGGTTCGCTCCCCAGGTCGCCATCGGTTCGACACGCGCGGGCCTCGATGAAGTAGGTCCCGGCCCGGTTCGGTGTCCAGCCGAACGAGCGATCGGCCTCGGGGAGCTCGGCCTTCATGACGGGAAAGGCGACGCCCTTCGGCGGGAACTCGAAGACCTGGAGCTCGGTGAAGAGCGCCATCGAGTCGACGTCGGACTGGACCAGGCTCCAGCGGATCGTCCGCTCGTCGCCGGTGAAGGCGAAGAGGAAGGCCTGATTGTAGACGACACAATTCCCGGCCGGACATGGCTCCTCGAGCGGGACGGGCGGATCCTGGGCGCCGGCGGCGGTCCAGGCGACGATCGCCATGACCACGACGACGACGATCATCCAGGCTCGGATCCAGGGGCGCGTCTTCTCCTGGGCCGGCGGATCCGGAGGGCCTGGGTCGTCTGGTTGTTTCATGCGCCGAGGTTCTCGGCTTCGGGGTCGGCGGTCGGGCCTTGTTCGCCGAGGACCTTCGCCATGTGCACACGCGCCGCGATCTCCTCGGTGAAGCCGCCGTCGTCGACCGCCTCGCCGGAGTTGTAGCGCGCCAGGTTGCGGGTCTCTTCGTAGACGATCCGGAAGTTCCGGCCCATGCGTTGAACGCGGAGCGGCGGGACGGGAGGCTTCTCGGCCTCGGGCTGGGCGCCGGCCTGGGCGATCTTGTCCGCGCGGCGTGACTGGTCGAGCTCCTTCCGGCGCGCCTTCTGTTCTTCGGTCCTGGGCTTGCGGTCGTTCATGATGACGGTCTCCTATATCTTGCCGGCTCGTGAGAGCGAGCGATTGATGGCGCGGGCCTGGCGTTCGGCTCCGGCCTCGCTCGAGTGTCCGCCGCCGTCGGCCGCGGTCCCGCCGGCGTTCTTCGCGACCTTGCCGGATCCCGACTCGACGACTCGGAACTTCGTCCCGCGCTTACGGACGACGACTGGCATCGTCGAGGCCCTCCTGGAGTTCGGCGCGGCGGAGCTTCTCGAGCTCGCCGGTGATGATCTGGCGGTTCTTGATCTTATTCTTGAAGAGCCGAGCCAGGGCGAGGGATGTCCCGACGCCCAGGAGGACGGCCATGATCGTGAGGAGGATCGTCGGCCAGGTGAACATCCGGGGAGCGTAGCATCGCCGGGGACGGCGCGCTACTCCGGCGGATCCTCGGCGACCTTCGTGTTGTGGTCGACGATACACTTCACGAGCTTCGCGCGGATCGCGCGGGACTGAGTCATCCAGGTCCTCATCGCCTGGAGGTTCTCCGCCAGGGCCCCGTAGAGGTCCGGCGAGAACCAGAAGCCCCAGGTCTCCTTCGAGTCCATGACCAGGGTCGGCGGCGTGTCCTTGAGGTTGAGCGAGTCGGGCCTGGGTGTCGTGTCACACACGACGGGCGTCGCTCGTTCCTGGATCGTGATGTCGGGCGGCTTCGAGCCGAAGAGCGAACAGCCAGGAAGAACTCCCAGGAGGACCAGAAGCGTCGCCTCGTTAAGGTTCACGGGACTCGAGCTCGATCTCGTTCCAGACGCGCGTCGTCGCCCTTCGTGCCTGGCGTTCTATCAGGCCGGGCTTCGCCTGGGTGAGGCGAGTCAGACGTTCGCGATCTTCGAGGACCTCGGTCGCTTCGACTTCACGGTCTCGGGCGGCCTGGAGTCTCTCGGTGAGCTCCTCCTGGCGTTCACGTTCTTCTTCGATCGACTCCTCGAGACGATCTCGTTCATGCTCGGCCAGATCGGCG